TCAGATAGAGTCTGAGCTATCACTACCATACTTTGATTCATAAAGCTTATTCTGAGCCTCATCTGCTAAGGACTTAAAATAATCCGCTTTATCCTGATGACGACCACGTGCCTCATAAATAGCGTGATTCAAAGACATCGTAGTGTAATACTGGCACAGGGAACGCTGCTCCTCACCAAACTCCCTAACGCACCATTGGACACCCTCGTCCCAGTGCTTTGAAAAATTGCGTTGAACCTCCTGTCCATATTCCTCAGGAGTGCGTGCTGCATGCGCTGGAGCGATTGCAGCTGTGGAACCTGCCATCATGATGACGCTAGCGATAGCTAGGCTAATTTTACGAAGTTTCATAAGAGAAATCCCCTCAGCTGAAAAATAGGATAGGTAGATGTTCCGGTAGGAACAATACGAAACAATACAATACTTTCCATGAAAACTAAATTTTTACTGAGAGAACCATAATAGGGGGTTAAAGATGAAATTCAACACAGTTATCGGCATATGCAACCACCAAAAAAATAAACCCCCTCTACCAGCCACAAACGACTAGCAGAAGAGGGCTATCCCTTTTATGCTTTCAACAGTTCTTTGGTCTCATCTATGTTGCTAGCATCGATTCCGCACACTTTAAACGGTACACAGCAAATCACATAAAATTTAAAACACAACCGCTAAAAACAGTGCTAGCCTACACACAAGAAACGATGCAGGAAATAAATTATTCTTTAGATTCTTCCTTATCCTTCCTTGCCATAAATGCGTACTCAAATATGTACTCAATCCACGTAGGAAGATAAAGAATAATAGTTACAACGATACCAACCCACCAAAGTCCGGCCTCTCTAGTTACGTAATGCACAAAAAGCATATAGCCGAATAATGTAAATAAAAATCCACCTACACCTTTTACCACTTTACGCATAATCTAACTTAAACACCCATCAACTGCATCGCCGACTCGCACCCACCCATCAGCGTCAGACCTGTACCAAGCCCAACCTCCCCTAGCAAAACAAAAAACATATAAAAAAGCAGGTACGCGCCTAGCAAGAACCCTACCTTTTCCCCCAACCCATTTGACACCACTCTAAATTTTCTTCCCGCTTTGCTTAATCCCCTCCCAAATTGTTCCCCAATCAGGATCTGCAACAATAGGATATGCGTAATCCTCAGCTTTATGTAAAACTACCTGTGTCAGGCTGTGCCCATCCGTCTCAAAGTAAGTTTTAACAGACCTTCCATTACCATCGACCGCCCAAGGAGCCTGAACATAGCCAACAAATTCTCCCTCTTCATAAAGCAACGCGCTACCATCTTCGGTAACTTCAACAAGATCAGCGCCATAAAGTGGGTATTCAATTTTTTCTGCCGCATTCCGATTTTTCAACACGGCATGAATCTGCGCTGAATTAGAATCAGCATGAGCAACGAAATCTATGTTAAATTCGCCAACTACCACTGGAGTAGTTCCTCCTTCTAATGACAGCTCATTAGTTGTGTCCGGAAGAATAAAACCAACGGTTTCAGAAGCAGCATCGGTAAGAGTAACTGCGACTTCTCCAGTAGTAATCTGCTCTACCTTAACGGTCGTATCAAGGTCTCTTGCTACCAAAGCACTACCCTCTTCAGAGAAAGGAAGTTCCGATTCCTCTGATTTTATAACGTTTTGTGTTGCTGAAATTAATTCTTGCTTAGAAGTTTCATTAGCAAAGACAGGCACCACATTTACGAGAGACATCGGCACCACAACGGCGCATATACGTGTCACTACTTTTATCTTTTTTATCATTTCCCTTACTTTTTTTGGCTAAATTCGTAAGCATTATGCTCACAAAACAAAAGTAACATTTTCTTGAACAGTGTTTAATATTTTTTCCTTAAAAGTAATTTCCATCTCACCCGTTTTTCGTCAGGTCATACACAGGGCGATCTACCTGCGAGCAAAAGCCTCCAACCAACTAAGCCACAATTCAGCCATCAAGCTAATACGGATGACACGACCTAAAATTTCGTATTCAAGATACTTTTTCGTAAAACACGCTACAATTAAAACACAAAAAAGACCCCCTTTTTACCCTGCCACGCACAGCAAGCTAAAAGGGGGTCAAATCTTTTATACAGGCCGCTGAAACAAAATCTCCCACGCCGCAATATCCGGTGGATCAGGCGGCGGTGGTGTAGAACCATGCCCTATCCACCGCATCACCGCACGCACATACAATAATCTCCCAAGCACGCGCTTCTGCGATCCTTCGAGCGTCGCGCTCATCATCAAAACGCACCTGCAAAGCATCCACACGAGATTCCAACTTACCTACCCTAGTAAGTTCAGCGGTACGTTCATCTCCGCGTGCTGTCAGACTGAGCTCATAAGGGGTTGCGTAGTCGGTAAAAAGTTTCATTAGTCGGTCTCCTTATCGATAGTAAAACCACCTGGGGTTGTAGTCAGTGTGGTCACATCAAAGGTATTTTTGGGCAGAAATTGCGCACGGATACGCCCATGCCAGATCATCGGTACGATCACGTCAGCGCCTTTAGTGGTTAAAGACTGATCAGTCAACAAGAAGCCAGCTAACTTATCTTCTGCAGAAGTTACAGGCTCATACTTACCATGTGCTTCTGACTTCTTCAGTGGGATACCAGATGGAATCATGTCTGTAAAACCTGCCAACTTTGTGCCATCGATTGTCACACTTCGAGCAACATCGGTACCGTGTGCTGAGCCCAGCCATTTCTGGCTACCCGAGCCCCATTTTTCGGTTTTTACGTTGAATTGCATGGTAAAACCTCCTCTAAGGTTTTATAAATAAAAGTGTTTATAGTTGTTTTGCGCGGTCGATGATTGCTTGCCGGTCAATACCTGCATTACTTCCTCGCCCTTGACCTGGGTCTTCGCCCACACGATGGCGCTTAGCTAAAACTTTGGCCTGCATGCGCATAGTCTCTTCACTACCGGTGAGAAACATTTCTGCCTCCTCATCGGTGAGGTTGTATTCTTTCGCAACTGTGTTTCGACATAAAGTGGTGGCGACCTTGGTTTTTTCAGCTTCGAGTTCTTCAATGCGTTCATAGGCTTTTTCAAGCTCGGTTTTGTTTGCATCTTGCTGGTCTTGAAACTGCCTGGCTAAAGGCTCTAGTTCTTTAACTTTTGCGCGATAGCCAGCTGCTTCACGGCGTAATTTTTCCACATATTCACGATCAAAAGTTTCGGGCTGCACAGCCTGTTCTTTATCTTGCGATGTGGTGTTTTGCCACCTCGTTGGGCGTTGGAACGGCCTGTTCGGTGGTATTTTCTACTTGATCCATGGTTCAAAACCCTCCTGGGATTCATTTTTTCTTTGGGTAGCACAAAACCCCACTACTTCCACCAGGGAAATAATGGGGTTTTTCTTTGTGCTGGTGCGCCGCCGGGACTCAAACCCGGTGGGCTTATCAAAAACTTAAGCGGCGCTTTGGTTCGTCTGACAGGCTACATATTCCAACGTTACAGCGACTACGCCATGCTCATACTCAGAAGCGGCGTAGTCAATCACCTCCTGGGGAAGCTTTCCTGCTAGAAAGGCATCCGTCAAAAGGCTCGCAATAGCGGACTCGTACTCGCCATGGCCTGCATCATGCTCACCGTTATCCCTATCAACTTCAGGAGGGAGCATTTGATCAATACGCTGGTAAACCTCAAAATCGGTGAGCATTTTTCTTCGCTCCCTTCTTCATTCGTTTCGCGGGGTGCGCGGTGTTAAAAACTACTTTACCACCTGGCAAGACATCGTAGCTTACTTCAAGGAGTATATCGTCTACTTGTCGCCACACAAACCGGCGAGCACCTCCAGACCAATAATAACTAGGCTTCTCCAAAGCGTCACGGACAGCATCAACGATCTTTTGATCCGTCCATTCTTTCGGGAACTTTGACACGCCCTCGCGCTTGGAATCCCACCTATGTCCATCAGCAAGGCTTTCATCATGTGGGCGTCCACTACCATCCCTAGCTATGTGGTCGCGCCACCCATGAAGTACATGCCCAGGCATCTTCTTCAAAGAAGGCAGTTTTTCACCTTCAAACACCATGGACTTCCCACCATGGCGGTACCTAGGGGTGCGCGCATACTGTAATTTCGGCCAATCAATATTACCGCCGCGCTGCTCCCGCATCGCTGTAATCGTATGCTGCCAGTCTCGTAGCTCAAGCGAACCACCAAACTCCCTACTTGTTTGAGCCCACAAGTCTTTCAGCTCACGATTGATTTTCGGCAAATCAGACCCATCACGGTTAACCTCAATACCAAGGCAACGACAATTATCATGAAATTGCCTACCACCTGCACCCACCGTGTCGCGGGAATACACCCCACCCCTGGAAGCTAACATCAAACAAAACGCACAAGCACCTGGCTCTGGAAGCCTAGCAAAAAGCGTTCCCGCCCGTAGAGTTGCCTGATACACTATGTCCCTAGCAGGCTGCATAACTAAACGGTTAACAATCCCACCAAGCTTGCGCAGTGCTAATGCGCGATGAAAATCTTCACCTTTACGTGAAGTGTTCATAGCCCAGCGAAAAGATCCCCTAGCCTGCTCAAATCCCACCGGATCAGCCACCTCCGGATATTCCAAGCCTGCCAGATGCTCATCAAGAGAACGGGTCAAAAACAAATAATTCGCCGCCGCATGGGCTGCGTACTCACCATAGGTGTGCACAATAGCGTAGAAAGGATCAGTCAAGATTTTCTTTTGATCAGCAAAAGATAGTTCCGCTGTTTGCTTCCACCAGGAAACAAGATCACGTTGTGCCAACATCCGCAACATATCCAAAGCATCGGAATATTGTTTATCTAACTCCGGGTTTCTTACCACCTCACCTCCTTTTTAATCGCTATTGGTCTTTGACCTCCCTATTCGCTTTCGCCAGCCCCACAGCACTATCACTAATAGCAGTAGCTGCCTGAGCTAATCCCGCTAACGCCATCGAAGCGTGCTGTTGTTGAAGCTCACGGAGCATAATTTCTTGCTCAGCCTCACTAAAACCCGTCCGATCCCACACAACCTTGGAGTGAGCTGGAACAATACCCGCTTGAACTGCCTTAAACATCGCATCCATAGTGACAGCAAGAGTCAGCATTGACGCATCACGCCAAATCGAGGTCAGCGAACTAATAAACGCTTTATCAGCGGGCTTACCATCTACAATCGACTGGCACACATAAGCTAAATCCTGGCACAACGCCTGCCCAAAAGAGGATTGTCTTAACTCAGCGCGCTTAACCAAGCGAGCTTCCTGCCCACGAATCGCATCAGCCGATGGTGGATTATCGTGAACAAAACCTAGATAAGTTACCGGGACTCCTGCCTGCGCTGCGACCAACTGAGCTAACATACGCAGCTGGTCAATATAGGGCGCAGGAGAAGCAGCAGTAAACTGCCCAACATCTGGAGTTTGGATAGCTTCACTATCTTCAGAACCACCGGGCGGTATGAGCAGGGCTTTGTTCATTGCAGCTTGCCAGCCGTATTCTGCGAGCTCGTTCTTACTTGGCTGCTCAGATAGTCCCAAATCTTCAGGCCAAACATTTTTAATCCATTTTTGCGGCGTGGTATAAATCTCACGGTTATACTCCATACCCAAAATGGTGCGCACACCATGATCAGTGTAGTAGCGCACAACAGGGGTAATCTCAGAGCGCCCGCGATACTGCCCTGACCTAGCACGATTCGGCAACGCGATAAGACTACAACGACCCTGATGATGCTCTGTACGACCTACATGCTGCCTACCGTCAGTGTCAGTCTGGCGAGTAATGGTTACATCTGGAAGATACAAAGTTTCAAGAATTTCGCCTTTTTCATCTATCCGACGTACGTAACCCGAAGACATGCGGTTAAGCCTGGCATCCCACTCATAGGTAGCCTGTGTGGGCGGGATTGCGGTTACTAAAACAGGAGGTTCCCCTTTATCAGGATCACCTGCTGTAGCCGCTAGAAAACCAACACCAGTAACCAGCGAATCAAGAATAGCTTTCGCTACCTCAACATCAAGCTGATTATCAGAAAAAACCTGGCTTAGCTCCGTAGTATCGTGTGCTGATCGCCAACCGCGCCATTCAAGGCGCTCTGCAAGAGAATCAACCACGATTTCCGGCCAGCCTAGTATTGCCTCCACATTTTGCAACGCATGCGGGATGGCAATACCAATGTTTTTTATGTCGATTTCACCATCGTAATATCCCCACTGGCGGGTATTTTTCGCATCATAGCGTAAAAGATTTTGCAAAAGCTTGCCAATAATAGCTTTTTCACTTTCTAAAAGCGACATCAGCCCATCAACACCTTCCTACGCCCTAATCCGCGTCTTACCCTGCGTCCACGGTTAATACGAACCTTGCCTGAGTTCAAAGCCTCACGCCTGCCAACATTTGCAGCAATCATTGCCACACACAGATCAACAAGCTGATGTGAGTCACGAGTCTTTTTACCCACAGTAAGACCAAACTTATTCCATCTAGCGCGCGTGTTTAGTGTGTGCGCGACCAAAGCGGGATCGCCATCATGGCGAAAAGCCCCGTCAAAACCTTCATCATCTATAAGCGATCGAATGATTTCGACTTCTTGGCTAAATTTTCGGTTTCGCTCCGCACCACCAGGGGCAGACAAACGCATATCCCACAGCACGGAACTACCCTGAACCCCAGGGGTTGCCCATACACGCAGCTTGCGGTGAAAATCCCTATGCCACTGATCGATAAGAGGTTTCCAATAAGAAGCCTCCGTGGTGTCATCTTTCGCCGGTGAAGGATCCACACCAAACCACACCACCCTATAGGTGTCAAAGACTTCACGCACCCGCGCATCCACCTCATCACGATCAACAAGAAAGCCCTCACCACGCTTACCGCGCGGACGTGACCATACTCCCAGGGTTTGGTTAAACCCGTCTGAAATGCGACACCCCATAAGCGCTGTTGCATCCTCAGATTTTGAGCAATCCAAAAACAAAGCTATCTGATCGCCTTCATCAAACATTTTCAACGGATCAGCAAGAGCAGTAAACGCTTGCGCTGACACATACGCATCTTCCTGATCAGCGACCCCGTTAAGATAAAAACGAATCGCCTCAGCAGCCGATAAAGACGGGTCAACGATTTCAGCGCTAAGACGCTCAATATCCACCCATGGCGCATCTGAATAAGCCTGCCTAATAGCACATCATAAAAATCTAAGCGCGGATCGGCTTCAATCGAATCATACAAAATATCCTTGTTAAGACCTTTGTATTTACCGGATTGCTGTTTCTGCCACGCCTCAAAAGACTGTTCACCAACCGAATTAGCGCCCTGGGTATGGGCGTTCGTAAACTCCACCATACGAGCTTGTAACGCACGCTTGGATTTACCCACGTTACGACGAGCAACAGCAGCAAGTCTATGCCCACCTGAAGCCTCGGTAAAATGGTGAGTTTCGTTAAGAACACTAAAGGTGGCCGGGTCGCCCTCAGCTGAGCGTTCTGAAGCGGTAAGAACCTCCATCCGTGCACCAGTACCCTTAACAAAGGTTGCAGTTTGCCCTTTATCTAAGCGGTAGTACTCCACCGCATCAGCACCAAGCATCGCATTTGCCACACGAAGTAACTTCTTCGATTGAGTCTCTGAATTTGATGCAATCTGAACAAGTGGAAGCTCATGGCGTTTACCTGTCCATTTCTCACCATCCCACCACAGCTGTGACGGAGCTAGAAGCTCCATGCAACACATCGCGGCTGTGATCCAGTCTTTACCAAGACCTTTCGCGCCGCGTTTCACACCTCGCCGGTAAATAAAACGTCCGTGCTCATCATAGGCGTACCACAAGATCAAAAAACGCGCTTGCCCATCGGTAAAACGCCACATCTCGCCTTCATCGTTAAGCAATCCCGGTTCGTCAGTACGCCACTCCGCTCAATCAATAAGTAGCGGACCAAGAGAATTTTCCAGTAGCTCAAGCTTGGTTTCCTGATCCTCTGGCCAAGGCAGTGTCAACCACTGACCTAGCGCACCACGACGATAACCAGGAGGTAGGCAAAGATCAGAGTTTGCCGAATCGTTCACGGGCATCCACCACCCTCACATCATCAGATACCAATACCGGTTGTATGTCTTCGATTTCCCACTGGAGTCTTTTCATAGCCATAGGCGATAATCCAAGACGGTCTTCAAGCTGTCGAACTTCTCCAAGCAAAGCAGCATTAGCGCTACTAGCTTCCTCAGGGTCTTCGGTAAGGTTTCGTAGGATGAGGTAGCGAGCTACAAGAAAATCATCACCGTTTTTCTCCCACATCACAGCTTGAGGCTTGCGCCACAGCGCTACCCAGCCAGCAGGTGCACGCCCACTTAAAGGCCACGCAGGTGTTCTTCCCTTGCGCCCCCAGCAGGTAAGGTTTGCCAATCAGGGCGGGCGTTTCTGCGGCGTGCATCCTTCTTCGGAGGTGGTCCTGGCATACGGTCACCTCCTTTAAAAAACTTATTTTTCTACTCTCAGACGAATCAAATTAGTCGTTGCCGCGCTCAAAACCTCCAAACCCGTACAGATTCCGAAGCCCTATGCCCTCCACCTGAGCTTTTGCCGCCATTAGGGGGTATGTTCCCACCCCTATTTTTAAATTAGGGTACACGTTGTGGGGGTGATTTGGGTTAGTTGATGAGTCCTGGGTGTGGTAGTTCACGTCGTTTTAGTTTGGCTTGTTTTTTCGCTTTTCCGGCGGCGGCTTCTTTTTGGGTTTTCGTTTTATGGCATGATACGCACAGGGTTTGGAGGTTATAGTCTTCGTCGTAGCCGAAGCCTCGGGTGTTGTCGATATGATCTATGTCAAAGGGTGGTTGTTTGGTGCCGCATGTTTGGCAGGTGTGTTTATCTCGAGTGAGGAATGCGTTTACGGGTTGAGAGTTGTACGTGTTGGGTGTTGTTGTATGGCCACGGCATGTGTTCACCGCCTTTTTCTTTGCGTATTGAGTAAACCCCCAGCACCTTTGTTGGTGTGGGGGTTTAAAAACTTTTTGAGCGTATAGTCTGTCGTCGCGTCGATTGTACATCCTGTTCTGTCAGCTGTCTAGATTCCAGATAACCAACAACCTCGGACAGCAAATACGTGGCTCTCGCTGCCCGCTTCCTCACCCTGATGTGTCCACGATAAGCCCACGTGTACAGGTCCTCCACCGCATACCTGTACCCTAGTTAGTTGAGCTGCAAAATGATCACGGCTCCCAGTTGCCATGGTTCGTCGCGGCCGATGATGTCACTGAATTCGACTGGGTTGATGAGCTGGTCAATGCGCTTGATGTGCGTGCGCATGAGGTCGTGGAGGTCATCTACCCAGTCAAGTCGTAAGCATTCGTCCGCGTGCCATCGTAGCCACGCTGCCATATGTGGGCCGTGTTTGTGCATGATGACGGTGGGCTGGATTTCCTCAATGGCGTTGCCACCGTCTCGTATAGCTCAGCGCAGAGATCGTGGTCGAGATCGACGGCTGCGGCGTTACCGGGTGGTTTGGAACTAAACGAGCCCCCACTAGTTCTGATTTCCGGTGAGGGCGTTGCGGCGGTTTTGGCCTGATCGAGTCGGGCGTACCTATAGAAAAGGTCAGTGGCGGTTTGTCTGAATTGGAATTCGTCGATCAAGTCTGCCTTCTTTGATGTTGGTGAGGTGAAATACTACTTCGGTGGTGTCGGCGACTACGATGTCTGCTTCGAGGACTTTTACTGCTCCTTTCTGGTGGAGGACAAATTTTCTTCTGACTGTGGCTGGTCGCTTAATCGTCATTGCCCGGCTCCTTTCAGGATTTGTTTGACGGCGTCGAAATTCTTGGTATCGAATCCTGTCCATCAGCAGCCCTCGCCGTTGATGGTTGCTTCAACGAGTGGGAGTTCAAGTTCGTTGTTGGTGGCCATTTCTTCGACTTTGTGTGGGTAGTTGTCGATGAGATCACCAATGACGGTGAGGCCGAGTTGCATGAGTTTACGTTCTGTTTGGCGGCATTTCATACAGCCGGGCCTGCTATATACGGTCGCAGTGTTCACACTTGTTCCTTCCTGTAGGTTTTGATTTCTTCCGCAAGTTCATCGCGGTGACGCCGAATCTTCGCTAGCTGGGATTGTGCTTCGGATAGGTCTCGGCGAGATTCTTTACATGCGTTCTCCCATTGTTTGGCGGTTTCTTCGGCTCGTTCGCAGCGCCGCTTGATGCGCTCGAGTTCAGCCCCCATGGTTTCGAGGTTTACTCGCGCGTCTTGGCACTGTGCCTCGGAGTGATTGAGTTGAGTCTCGATGGTGTTGACTCGCCGCCTGTGAGCCTCAAGTAGAAGACCAATGTCAATGGTTGGCACATCCGGGTCATGGGGTTGACTCATGGTGCGTCCTTTCCTAGTTGTGCCTTGACTGCGTTGATAAGCGCTGACTGGGTGATGTCTTTCCGCTCCAGTGCCGCCATAACGTCGTCGTCGATAGTGTTCGTTGCGTTGATATGGATGATGCTGACTGGTTGTGTTTGCCCCTGCCGGAACAGGCGGGCGTTGGTTTGCTCGTAGAGCTCTAGTGACCAGGGTGTGGTGAGCCAGACCATGATATGGCCGCCTGTTTGGAGGTTGAGTCCATGCCCTGCAGACGCTGGGTGGATGAACCCGATGGGGATTTTTTGTTCGCACCAATCATCCATGTCTTGGCTGGTTGAGAGTTCTTTTCCTTGGGGGAATTTTGCTTCGAGTCTTTCTAGTTCATGTTTGAACCAGTAAGCAACGAGAATGGTGTTTCCTGATGCTTGCTCGACGATGTCGGCTAATGCGTCGAGCTTTTGATTGTGGATGTGACGCACCCCGTCGTCTGTGTAGATGTCCCCTGAGGAGAGCTGCTGGAGTTTGTTAGAGAGTGTTCCGGCGGTTCCTGTGTCGATGGTGGTGACCATATCGTCGCATAGCTGGTTGTAGATGGTTCTTTCTTTGGGGTTGAGGTGGACGTTTATTGTAGTTGTGGCTAGTGGTGGTAGGTCGAGGTAGTCGGTTGTTTTCATGGATACGGTGATGTCTTTGATGAGGTCGTAGATCTGTTTGTCTGCTCCTGGTCGGATTTTGTAGGAGTAGATTTGTGCTCCGTTTCGTTTGTCTAGGAGGAAGTACCTGTTGCGGTAGTGGGTGAGGTTTTTCCGAGCCGTTGTCCTTGGTCGATGAGGCGGAATGGGGCCCAGATGTCTTCGAGGCTGTTGGGTGCTGAGGTTCCGGTGAGGCCGATGATGCGGTGGATTTGTAGGAGTTTTGTTTTGAGTGCTTTGAAGCGTTTCGATTTGTGATTTTTGAAGCTGGATAGTTCGTCGATGACGACTGTGTCGAATGGCCATGTGTTGCCGAGTTCGTTGACGAGCCAGGGGATGTTTTCTCTGTTGATGATGTAGATGTCTGCGTCTGTGTTGAGTGCGTTTCATCGGGTGGTGGGGTTTCCGGTGATGATGCTGATTCGGAGGTTTTTGAGGTGGTCCCATTTTTTTGTTCGTTGGGCCATGTGTCTCTGGCGACTCGTAGTGGGGCGATAATGAGTGCTTTTGTGATTGCGTATCGGTCGGTGATGAGGTTGTTGAGGGCTGTGAGGTTGATGATGGTTTTTCCCATGCCCATGCCGAGGAAGATTGCTGCTTGTGGGTTGGTTTCGATGAAGTTTGTGGCGAATTGTTGGTAGTTATGTGGTTTGTATTTCATAGATGGCGTTTCGGATTTGGTTTGGGTGGTTGATGTAGGTTGCGTGGAAGCCGAGTTGTTGGAGTTGGTTGATTCGGTATTGTTGTAGGGGGCGTGGTTTTTTGTTTGGTGCTTTGAGTTCGATGAATCCTATGTGGCCTTTCGGTAGGAGGATGAGTCGGTCTGGGATTCCTGCGGTTCCGGGTGTTGTGAGTTTGAGGGCTATTCCTCCGAGGTTTTTGACGTGTTGTGTGAGTTGTTGTTCGATGTGTTTTTCGTCCATTGGTGGTGTCTTTCTTTTGGGTGTGGTTTGGCAACAGGGCAACAACTAACGGGCAAGTTCTATTAGAGGGTCTGATTTAAGGCTTTTAAGGGCTATATGGTTGTTAGTACCCTTTAATCCTTTATTTTTCTTTTCTTGTTAATTAGTTGCTGCCTTGTTGCCTTAGTTGTTAAAAAGGTGGTTTTTACTGGGCTTTTCTTGGCAACAAGTGGTGGCAACAACTGGCAACAACCCTTATTTACTATTTTTGTAACTTAGGTCATTAGCAATTAGGGTTCGACCGTTCATCCATAGGTTGTTGCCAGTAGTTGTTGCCGCTAAAACGGTGGCTGCTCACCTACCTCGAACTCATACAGCCGTTGCTTCCCGTAAGGCGGTACTTTGCGGACAATGCCGGTCTTTGCCCACATCGGCATCTTCTGCATAATCGACGCAATCGCATACGAATCCGCCGGCTTCATATCAACAGGATCACGACCAAAACACTCAGCCCAAATCTCCGCATTCGACACAAACCGGCGTTTCAACCCACCAGCACGCGACGCAAAATCAGTGAAGTCACCATCCGCACCAGACAAATACGCGCGACGCTCCCTCACACTCATCGACACCCACCCATCCGGCAGCGGAGTATCCAAATACTCCTCCACCAGTCCGGCACGTTCGTCCGACTCGATCGCGGCGTCCTGCTCCTGCCTAACGGCCTCAGCAACGACACCTGTTAAATGCAGCTGGTCACCGGACTTGAACCGGAATAGAGCCTCAGCCCAAATCTGATCCACTGTTGGTTGATCCAGCTCCCATGACTTCTTCGCCGATGCACCGGTGATCTTCGCCGGCCAGAACCGTCGCCCTCCGGTGTTGTCTCGCAGGAAGCCGTTTTCTGCGTTGGTCGATCCTACGATGATGCACTGACGCGGGTGCGACTCCACGGTGCGGGCATAGGCGGCACGGAATTTATCATCTGTCCTCGAGACAGGAACCCTTTAACCGTTTCGACATCCATCTTCCGCATGCCAGCAAGCTCGCCGAGTTCAAGGATCCAGTAGCCTTGCAGCTTTTCCGCACCGGTTTTGTCGCGCATGTCTGTCAACGACAGCGCGTCGGAGAACCATGCTTCGGCGAGTTTGGCAAACAGCGTGGACTTGCCTGTGCCCTGTGGTCCGTTAAGGATCAGCACCGTGTCGAATTTCGTTCCTGGGTGAAACACCCGAGCTACTGCTGCTGTGAACGTTTTCCGTGTTACTGCCTTGATGTATTCGGTGTTTTCCGCACCTAGGTAGTCGATAAGTAAGGCGTCTAACCGTTGCTCGCCGTCCCTGCTGGCGGATCGTTGAGGTAGTCCCTGATCGGATGGTAGCAGCGTGACGCAGCTGCGATCTGTAGCGCTTCAGTTGTTTTCGTCCCAGAGTACAGGCCGAAGGCTTTCTCTAGGTACAGCTTAAGCTGGGCTACATCAGCGTCTGACCATCCTGTTTTTGTTTGCGCCCATGGTAGCTTCGCGTCGTTGTCTACGCATATTGTCTCTGATAGTAGGTTGTATTTGATGGGTTGCAGCAGCGGGTCATGGGTGAGGATCTTGGTGAGATTTTCAAGTGTGTCGTCGTATTCTCCGGAGTTTTTTCTTGTGAGGTTTGCTGTAGTGCGCCAGCTTTCCTTCGGCTTCTGTGTCTCAGATTCCTGGGTATCATTCTGGTTTCCTTGGATTAGGAGGTTGCCGAAGTCTTCGGCTGCTTTCTGATCGGCTTCCCTGTCCAGTAGTGCTTTAACCTCGTGGTCTTCGCGTGCGAGGCCGAGCATTGCTTTGTAGGAGGGGCGTTTGTGGGTTGGTGTACCTTGTTTCGCTTCGTCGTCCCATGTTCCGAACTTGTGGAGTCTCACGAGGTCGAAGGCGATGACGAGTTGACCGCCCGCGGGGTCGGTTCCGTGGTGCGAGTAGAGGAATTTGTCGTCGTAGATCACTGCACCGGCTGTTGATTCACCTGGTGTGTATGTGTAGCGCCCTTGGGTGTTTGTTGGGGTGTAGGTGTCGTGGATGAAGGTTTCGATGGCTTTGCTGATCGGGTAGGTTCTGCAGAACGCGCCCACAAGACCCGGTTTTGTGAGCGGGTCAGCTTGTTTGTCGGCGCGTGCTTTCAGGTGCTCGGTTTGGCGTGACGAGGTTGGCCATGTGGACATGTCGCGCCAGTCGTCGTAGCATGCGAGAACCTCGTCTGGGTTGATCCACGGGCCGGTGTTGGCTTTGTGCAGCGGCTCGACATCGACTGGATGGGTAGGCCAGTACATAAGCCGGTGTGCTTCATAGGTGGTGTCGTCGAACGCGTCGATTCCGACGTCTGCTACGAGTCTTCTGCACACAGCTGCGTATTCGTCTGGTGTGACATCACGTGTCAGCGGCGCGATGATGCGGAACCGTGGTCTGTCTGCTGTGTGTGAATGGGTGGAGTAGCAAACCCACTCGTAGGGCAGTGTTGCCGGTAGGTCGGTGAGTGTTTGATGCGTTAGTGTGTCCGCGTCGAGGGCGATCAGGCTGCGGGTGAGGATGTTGTTCTTGCGGCGTCTACCGTTGGCGAGGTGGCCTCCGACGAACCCTCCGAGGTCTTTTTCGTCGTCGCGTTTTGTTTTCGGCAGCGCCTGGTATTCGGCTGCTGTTTTGGTCCCTGGCCTGCTGTTGGTGAGGCGTTGCTGGAGTGTTGACCAGTCCGTGAGTTAATTGTCCCAGAGCACGGCGAGTCGTGATCCTGCTGTGGAGATTTTCAGTTCTCTGTTCATGGCGGTGTCCTCCTTTCGTTAGTCTTTTTGGTAGAAGGGGCATTCGTAGCCGTCCGCTGTCAGCGGTATTCCGTCGGCCCATTCGGGTGCTTGTTCCATGATCCGGCACACTGTGTCAACTGGTGTGTCTATGTCGGCTTCGATGACGGCTTCGTCGTGGATGTGCATGACGATGGTGTGGCCTGCTTTTCCAAGGTTGTTATGGAGTGCGCGAGGAGGTCGCGGGCGACGGCTTGGGTGATGTTCTCTACGAGTTTCCCGCCGTAGGTTTCTAGTTGGTTGAATTTCCGGTTCATGCCCACCCCGTAGAACGTGATTGTCTCGTTTCCGAACCTGTTGGTTCCGATCCCTGCTTTCGGGTAGACCAGTGATCTTCCTGATGGGAGGGTTACGAGTAGCATGCCTGCGTCGATGCGCATGGTGATGTTGCGAACTTTTGTTGTTTCGCCTGTGGTGATTGTGTGTTTTGCTGCGTCGTCGATGGCGTACCAGTAGTCGACGATGTGCTGGTTTGCGTCTCGCCATTTGCTGACGATTATGCGCATTTCGTCGTCGCTAAGCCCCATGTGTTTACCTCCCATCGCTTCGATGGCGTTTACTCCGCCTTGGTATCCGCAGGCGAGGACAGCGACTTTTCCTTTTTGCCGAAGCTCGGCGTTCATCCCGTGTTTTTCCACCGGTACTCCGAACATTTGCGATGCTGTCGCGCAGTAAAGGTCTTTGCCGTCGATGAACGCTTGGAGGGTGTTGTCTTGCCCGGCTAGCCAGGCGAGGACGCGGGCTTCGATGACGGAGTAGTCGGCGACGATGAACTTCTTCCCCACGGCGGGGATGAACGCGGTGCGGATCAGCTGACTGAGTGTGTCTGGAACGGAGTCAAACAGCAGCTCCATGAGGTCGTGCTGTTCTGACGAGCTCGCGGGCACCGGTTAGATCACTGATGTAGTTTCTTGGGAGATTCTGTACTTGGACTAGCCTGCCAGCCCACCTGCCGGTTCTACCAGCACCGTAGAACTGGAGCAGCCCATGTACTCTGCTGGTTGCTGGTGTCGCGCATTGCTGCATGGCTTGGTACTTTTTCACGGAGCTGCGTGACATGTCTTGGCGTAGTTCGAGGACGCGTTTAGCTGCTCCGGTTGCTGTTTCTAGTGCTGCTTGAACGTTTTCTTTCTTAATGGAGTCGATGGGGCACCCGTTGTCATCGAGCCATTTTTCAGCTGTGTTGGAGAACCAGGGTTGTCTAAACCGGTGAGTTCTTTCTCCTCATCAACACAGTGCTCTCGGTAAGCATCGTCAACGTTGATCGCATGCTCTGCGAGATCGAGGTCGACGAGGATTCCGTTGTCGTTGATTCTTTGGTCTGTTGCGTACTGGTCCCAGACCCAGTCAGGCAGCGGGAATCGTTCAAGCTTGGTGCGCATCTCCTGCTCGGTCTCCACGTCACGACGGTTGTACTCGATGAAGTCCGCCCACCGTTCTGGTGCTGATTCTGGCCGGTTCCTGTGTGTCATGTTGGATGCGTCAAACAAAGCTGGCGCATCAACGGCTCGTGGTTTTGTTGGGACGCAGAAATACTGGATGAGGTTCTTAACTTCGGCGATTTTCTGCGCTTTAAGGCTGAGTACTTTCGCGGCTTAATCCAGTGACATGGGTAGCCCGATGGATGCGCACCACACCATGGTGCAGCGCCAGCCACCGGGATCAATGAACTCCCCCGCGGGTAACCTTCCTAGCTGTTGTAACCACCGTGACAGGCAGACCCTCTCGAATTGAGTGTTGAACGCGTACTTAGTGATGGTTAGGTCTGTTAGAGCATTAATTTTACTGGTTCTGGTACTTTTTCTCCCGTTGCTGTGGATACGACGTGGGTTGGCCCGTTGTCGATTGCGTAGGCGGACAAGAGGATGTCGAAGTCGTCGGCTGCTGCGTATTTGTAGGCTCCCCCTTTGGCGATATTGGCGGAGCTGAATGTCTCAATGTCGATGGAGAGGGTGCGCATGGTTTCTTATGAAGTTTGTTGGTAAAAGAAAAAAAGGGCGCCCTCTTGTTGTCAGGTGGGGCGCCACAACCTGTTATTTCCTACTAGTCGAGGAAGCCTCCGAAGCCGCCTGTGCTACCAAGACCGAACTCGGACTCGGCTGTTGGTGCGATGTCACCGAAGTCATCCTCTGCGGTAGCACCACCGGACAGCGGCTCACCGTCTTCAAGCTTCAGCACATTGCCCAGACCCGCACCAACCCCTTGTTGCCTTGGGCGGAGAAGGCGAAGAACTCGAGCGTTACAAGACCGTAGGCCCCGGAGCACACGTCTCCTTCTTGCGCTGATACGGCTTTACCCCCGGAGAGTTTCAGCAATTGTGGCTTGCGGTTAACGTTTGCGTTCGCATTGATAAAATAGTGACCCGCGTATACTGGGTCTTCGCGTTCGAGGTCACCGTCGCGAAGTGGCAGCTTCAGGGCGCCGCGGGGTGGGATCTTCCCCCCCCCCGAACTCACCGATCCCCTCCTGTAGCGCATTCTCGATGGCTTGCTCGATCAGCTTCAGGGTTTCCGTGTCGTCCTTGAGGATCAGTAAGGACATTCCGTAGGACTCTTTTCCGGATTCTTTATTGACCCTCGGTGCTTCGACGTGGACGTAGGAGAAACGGACTTTGTCAGTGCGGACTCGGCGGGCGGACAGCAACTTAGCGTTGGACATGATAGTGGGTTTCCTTTCTAGGAATTAGGGATAAAAGGCTTGATCTTCGCAGTGATAAGTCGGTGGATATCCACTAGCTCATCGAAGATGGTCTTTAGCAACCATGAGGGCTGCTTTCTTAATACGATCCGAAGGTATAAAATTCGTCTCCTTATCTTGGGTTATGCCACGTCAGCGAAATCATCAGTGGCGCTATGCGACGCTATAGCAGGGCGGTTATCATCCACAGGCACTAGCGTCGGTTTACCGTCTGGCATATGCACCAGATCACCGAGAACCTCCGTGAACGCCTTCTTGTCCATGAGCTTTTCCATCCGGGTCAAAGTGATCAACTTCCGGTCATAAATATCGGTGAACCCAGCGTCAGCAGCAGCACGAGCAACCGCATCAGGATCGGTGTACTTTCGTGTCGCTCGACCGGCAACCAGTTTGAACCCCGGCCACACGCGCCCCTGCTCCACGGCCTGCTGCGTGGTGTACCGCTCTAGATCAGCCAGCCACGCTTTCACCTGCGGAGCCATAGACAACGCTTCGGCGATCTCACGATCTGACAGCTCGGTAGCATCGGCGAATTCGAACTTCGCAATCGCTAGGTTTTCCTCAGCTCGTTTCCTACAGGTTGCCTTGATCTCGCAGAATTGGCACCACTCGCCTGCGTTGAAATCACCCTCGCCAGCAGCGGCGAGCTTCGCCGTCGGCTCGACAACGGTTTCAGCCCAGTCCAACAGGTCCGGTGCTGACATGACGAACATGGAGATGTTCTCGCGGCGTGGCTGGTAAATAACCATCTCGATGCTGGTGGAGTCGAAGATGAAGTCGAAGGCTTTCATCGCCCCGAGCGCGTAGAGCTTCATTTGCGAGTTATCCCACGCATCGACACGGACACCAGCGCCGTACTTGAAGTCAATGACCGTCAGTGTTTTGCCGTGGGCGATGAGGCAGTCTCCGGTTCCGAACCCATCGGGAACCCAGTCGGAGAAGTCCAGGCGCTGCTCTAGGTAGATCAGCGATGATGGGTCCTCGTTTTGGGCTTGTCGTCAGCGCTCGAAGACGTATTCTGCGTAGTCGTTGGTGTAGTCCTCCATGTCGTCGTCGTTGTATTGTGACACGGGGCGTTGGGAGCGTTGGTTGAGTGCTCTACGGATTTTGTGTTCTCCGAGGGCGTGTGCTGCGGTTCCTTCCTCTGCTACTGTTGAGGTGGTTTCCTGCATGTTGCCTTTGAGAATTTTCGCTAGCTCGCCCACAAGGATCGTGGTTTTTGAGGTTGACACCGCATCAGCAAAAAGAACTTTTGGCTTATCTTCTTCCACTTTCGCAGCGAGAGCCTTATTCTTGCTCCTGCTTCAGGCTGGTGGCCAGCTGGATAATGAAATCCGGGTTAGTCAGTGTCTTCTCGATTGTTTCCAGGGTCATGTACGCCCCGTGCCTACGAATCAAAGGGAGGATCTCCTCGAATACCAACCGCTCAAACTCTTGCGCGGTTTCTAATTCACTACCAACGATGAGCCGGTAAAGATCAGACTCCGTAATAACACGGACTTTTTGTGTACGTCCCAGCCGATCTTGGATGGGGTCGTGTTTCGCGACCCCACGGCAGTGTCGCTTAATAGCTTCAGCGACATTCTTATATCCGAGGGCTGCAGCTACATCTTTTGCCACCCATCGAGGCTCGCCTTCTTCATCGACGATCACACGAATTTCGTGTTGGTGAAAGCTAAAAAGTTCCATCTTCATTGAATTGCTCCTTTCTTACTACAGGCCTATCGAAAAGCTTCACCCTCTCGGTGAGCGCTTTTTGCGGTGTGTAAGCGATTATGGAACACAATGAGCGAATTATGCAAGATTTTGGCGAAACTCCTCCATTTCAGCAGGTAGACATATAGCGGAAATTGCTAACACTATGCAGATTATGTAGAATCTGACACCATGAACCATGTCGATTGGATAGGCGACGTAACTGAAAATGAGTCGGTAAGGGCAGTCGCCATAAAGGCAGGCATACCCCAACGCACCCTGGCCGGACAGGTAGAAAAAAACCACATCACAGCCGAAAACGTCATAGCTATAGCAATCGCCTACAACCACCACCCAGTAGGCGCACTCGTAGACACCGGCTACCTAGAAGAAAAATGGGCGCAACAAATCGACCCCATGCGCGCACTACGCGAAGTCTCAGAAGACGACCTAGCCGATGAAACGCTGCGACGCATGAAACTGGGCCTCACCACAGGCAGCGCACTCGACATGCCGCTCGACGAGCTCATCACACTACGCCGACAAGAACTCGGCAACTACATCGACCACCGACTACAACAAGCACTAAAACAGCAAAACCACATCGACGACCTCGCTAAACGCCGCCACACCACCTCCAAATAGCCTACGAGCTTGGGGTGACCACACATCTCATCGAGGTATGGCAGGGGATGCGTGAGCGAGTCACAGTATAAAAACAAGCCCCCTAGGAAAATACCTAGAGGGTTTGCGCTTTTAAGCTACGCTATAACAACATTTGCGCACCACCATCTCCCCAACCAATTCGCAAAGAAAATACTTAAAGACCTAGGAATCTAACCATGACAAACACATACACCGTACGAGCCAGCTGAGAAAGCGGCTGGTGGGTCGCCACCGTAGACGAAATCCCAGGCTTAAACCACCAAACACGCCGCCTAGACCAACTCGAAGAATGAACACGCGAAGGCCTAGAACTATTCCCAGACATTGAGCCCAACCCAGACACGGCAAACATCCGCATCATCGTAGAAAACGAGCCAGCAATCGCACAACAAGCACAAGAAGCAAACCAACAAGCCAAACAAGCACAAGAAAAAGCCACTACACTCATGCGCCAAGCAGCCCGCGAACTCGCAGAACAAAACCTCCCCTACCGTGACATCGGCTTCCTACTCGGTGTCAGCTTCCAACGCGCACAAGTACTAGCCACCACATAGCCCCACAAAAACAAAAACGCCTACTGTAAAAAACTATTTACAGTAGGCACTTAACAAACTAAAAAAGTGTAGACCCAAAGTCCGAAAATTGCCGCCCGGGGTCTTCTTGCTTACGCTCAACCCTGGCTCACGCAAGAAAGCATACCACATGGCATCAATCAAAAAATACGACACCGCACAAGGCACCGCATGGCGGGTACAATACCGCTCCCCCGACGGACGCTCACGCACCAAACAAGGCTTCAAAACCAAAACCGAAGCCCAAATATGGGCAGCAGACAACACCATAAACATCCACACCGGCAAATGGATCAACCAAAACCTCAGCAAAAAACGCATCGAAAACTACCACGACACCTTCTTCGCCACGAAAGCACACCTATCCCCAACATCCCTACACGTAATGAAAAGCTCCTGGACTAACTGGGTAGAACCAAAATGGGGAAAACGCCAAGTAGGAAGTATCCAACGCACTGAGGTACAAACCTGGCTTTCAGAGCATACTGACCAGGCGGTCTCAATCCGACGCGCACACGGTGTCCTCGCAGGAATCCTAGACATAGCCAAAGAAGAAGGTGCAATCACAGAAAACCTCGCACGAGGTGTCGTACTCCCACGTAAACCCTCCCCGAAACACGTATACCTGTCGATGGAACAGCTTGTAGCTCTACACAACGAATGCTCAGAGCATAAGGAATTGGTACTACTGCTAGGGACTGTGGGACTGCGCTGGGGAAAAGCTACCGGGTTGAAAGTATCCGACATTCCTGACATTGGGGAACGTATTCACATCACCCGGGCTATAAAATGGGCTGGGAGGACGATGCATGTTGGGGAACTTAAAGGGCGCGAAAACCGGGTTGTGAGTGTGCCTGCATCTGTCATGGAGTCGCTACGTAAGCTATGTGTTGGTAAGGCACCCAATGATTGGGTTTTCTCTGAGTCTGCAGGCGGGCCGCTAAAACTACTGCAGTCTGGTTCTTGGTTTGATTGTGCTGTGGATCGGCTCTTAAAGGGGAATCCTGCGGTGCTTCCATCGCGTATCACCTCTCATAGTTTGCGGCATGTGGCCGCGGGGTTGATGATTTCGTCAGGTGCGAATGTGAAGGTGGTGCAGTATCAGTTGGGGCATAAGGATGCGTCGGTAACGTTGAATACTTATGCTGCTTTGCTCGATTCTGATCTGGATCAGATTGGTGTGGCGTTGGAAGAATCTCTGGCAAATGTCGTGGGATTGTCGTGGGATCGCCATTCTGGGGCATGA